TACCTACTAACGAAGAGAGAACAGCTGTCTGTTGTTTGTCATCAGTAAACTTAGAACACTTCGATGACTGGTCAAAGGATGACAACTTCATAGAAGATTTAATAACCATGCTTGACAATGTGTTACAACATTACATTGACAATGCAATAGATACAACACAACTAGGAGACTACAGTGCAAACTTTAAAAGATTTCAAAAATATGTTAGAGAAGGTAAAGAAGGATATACTAAGTCTGCGTATTCGGCATATAGAGAGAGAAGTCTCGGGCTCGGTGCTATGGGCTTCCATGCGTATCTCCAGTCTAAAGACATTCCTTTTGAGGGAATATATGCAACTGGTTTCAATCATAGAGCATTCACCCTTATCAAAGCTAGAGCCAAAGCAGCTACTAAAGAACTGGCTGCCAACAGGGGAGAAGCTCCGGATGTCCACGGCACGGGTAATAGGAACGCTAACCTCATGGCTATTGCTCCTAATGCTAGTAGTGGGATTATATGTAGTGGCACTTCCCCTAGTATTGAGCCTTATAGGGCTAACTGCTATACTCATAAGACTCTCTCAGGTTCGTATCAAGTTAAGAATAAATACCTTGAGAAAGTTCTTAAGGCTAAAGGATTAAAAGGAAAAGAACTAGAAAATATATGGAAAGATATCTCGGCTAACGAAGGTTCTGTACAACAGTTAGATATATTAACTGATGATGAGAAAGAAATATTCAAGACAGCCAATGAGATAAATCAGATATGGATTGTAGAACACGCTTACAAAAGACAGCAGTTTATTTGTCAAGCACAGTCAGTAAACTTATTCTTTACCCTACCGAAGTCAACAGAACCTCAAGAGATACACGATGCTTATATGCAGTATGTGAGTGATGTTCATTGGTATGGTATGAATAAATTAAAATCGTTGTATTACTTTAGAACTAATGCAGCAAGAAATGTAGAGAATGTTAATGTTAAAGTACCTAGAATAAATTTAGAAGACACTGAATGTCTTGCTTGTGAGGGATAATATGAATTGTTATAACTGTAATAGCGAATTGATATGGGGAGGAGACCACGACATAGAAGAAGAAAACACAGGTTTTATTATGGAGACTAACTTAAGTTGTCCCATATGTAAGTCAGAAATAATAATATATACACCAAAGGATGAGATATGAGTCTATTAAAAACTAGAGATTACTATAAACCGTTTGAGTACCCGTGGATGTACGAGTACTACAAACTACAAAATCAAATGCACTGGATGCCTGAGTCAGTTCCCTTGCACACAGATGTAAAAGATTGGCAGGATATTACACCGGCTGAAAAACATTTACTTACACAGATATTTAGATTGTTTACTCAATCAGATGTTGATGTTGCTTCGGGCTACATTGATAAGTACATGCCTATCTTTAAGAAACCTGAAGCAAGAATGATGATGAGTTCTTTTGCTAACATGGAATCAATACATCAAGATGCTTACAGCTTACTACTTGATACAGTAGGTATGCCTGAAGTAGAGTATAAAGCTTTCTCAGAGTACGAAGAGATGGCAGATAAGCATGACTATGTTGGAACTTTTAAACCTCTTAAATCTGACAAGAGAACTATAGCTAAAACTCTAGCAGTTTACTCAGCGTTTACAGAAGGGTTACAGTTGTTCTCAAGCTTTGCAATCTTATTAAACTTTCCAAGGTTCGGTAAGATGAAAGGTATGGGACAGATTGTTACTTACTCTATTCGTGATGAGTCAATGCATGTTGAAGCTATGACTAAGTTGTTCAGAGAGTTTATACAAGAGAACATAGAGATATGGACAGATGATTTTAAAGCAGAGCTTTATCAAATTTGTAGAGAGATGGTTGAGCTTGAAGATAAGTTCTTAGACTTAGTGTTTGAGATGGGTGACCTTCCCGGATTAACTAAGAAAGATATGTATGCTTACAATAGATACATAGCTGACAGAAGATTACTTCAGTTAGGATTAAAAACTAACTATGACCAAAAAGAAAATCCTCTTGGATGGATTGATGAAGTCATGGGTGTAGAGCATCAGAACTTCTTTGAAGGCAGGGCTACCTCTTACATGAAAGCAGGTCTTAGAGGTAAGCAAGATGTTGTTACATTTACAAACTTAGGAGAATCAAATGATTAATAAAAGTGAAGCAAACCTAGTAAGTTTTAAAATACTTTTAACAAGAGATAATAAAATAGTAACAGAGTTCAGCACTTTACCGGAGGAAATGGTAGACGAAGTCTTTCCTCTAGATGATAGAGCACTGATGAAAACTATTATTAGAAATGGAAAGGCAAAGATGGGAGATTTACACGAGTACTTTCAGAAAGAACTTAGTACTTTAAAGTAGTGTAAATAATTATCTCGTCCTTTTTACCTTTAACTTTTATAGGTTCTAAATATTGCATAGGTATGCTACAGTTTAAAGCTGTGGTATACCCTATGACTAAGTCTTCTCCTACTTCTTTAGTAGAACTTTCTAACCTAGCTGCTAAATTAACAGCATCACCAATAGCAGTATAATCAAATCGTGTATCACTTCCTAGGTTACCTACCACTGCCTCTCCACTGTTTATTCCAATACCTATCTCAATACCTAAATCTGCTTCTGCCATATCTCGTTGTATTTTCTGGGCTGTTAGGACTGCTTTGGTCTCATGGTCTTCAAGGTCTATAGGAGCATTAAAAATTGCCATCATGGCATCCCCGATATACTTGTCAACCATTCCGCCATACTCTTGAACAGCGTTAGCTTGTATAGTTAGTGTCTTGTTCATTATGTTTGCAACCTCTTCAGGCTCTAGCCTTTCTGACAAACTTGTAAAACCTCTAACATCTGTAAATAAAAACGTACATCGTCTTCGTTCTCCACCTAACTTTAAAAGCTCCGGATTATCTTGTAATCTTTTCACCTGTCTAGGGTCAAGGTAATGCTCAAACTGTTTCTTAATCTGTTGTCTTAATTGGAATTGAGTTCTAAAGTTTAAATAGAATTGTTGCGTAGCAATAAGTGTCATACTTATCATACTCCATGTAGAGTCTATTAGTATATTACGAGCAACTAAGTTATACTCTAGATATCCCACACCTGCTAACACAACTAAGAATGATACAACTCCCTTAGTGATACCCAGATAGTTAATTAGAAGAGCTGTGAGTACGCCTGACAGTACCAATAATAATAATTCAACAAACAATCTATAGTCAGGTATCTGTGGTGTATTCATTAACATACTCTCAGATAAAGCTGCTTGAATTTTATGTGGCTCTAACAATCCAACAGGAGTTGCCAGTTGTATAGATATTCCTTTAGCAACAAAACCTACGAATACAAATTTAGATTCAACATCTAATTCTTTTAGTGTTGTCTGTGGTGTATCAACCCAGCTTACCCACTTACGACCAAGGCTATCTGTAGAAATGGGAGGGATGCCTCTAACTCTAACCTGTTCAATTCCATTCTGATTTGTTACAATCTGATAAGTCTGACCACCTCCTAGTATTTTTAAAACTTCTGTTCCAAACGAAGCTACCCACCCATTATTAGTTTGCTGTAGTAAAGGTATACGCCTTACTAAATTATCTACGTCTACTGGAGCAGATATTGCACCTTGATTTGCTGATTGTTTTAATACATCTATGTTCTCTAAGAAGCCTTGAGCTTTAGGTAAAGATACTATTGGTCCTTTGATAACTGTGCCTACTGTAGGAGGATACAAGCCGTTAGGTATTTCCGGCATAGCTATTACACTTGGAGAGTTTGCAAGTTGTATAGAGAACTCATCGTCTCCACCCATTCTATCAGGATGTGGGAATAACATTACCCATCCAACTCCTAGTGCACCAGCATCCATTATATCTTTGTGAATCTTTGCAAGTGTTTCTCTAGGCAGGGGATATCCGCCCTGTTCGTTTAGGTATTCTTCGTCTATGTTTAGGATTGTAAAGTGTCCAGTAGGTTCTGGAACAGTAACAAGAGCATCAAATGTCTTGAGTCTTAGTACCTCTAATGGTACAGTGTTGAAGAGGAGAGGCAATGTAAGTAAGCCTAGTAAGGTAATTGCCCACTTCATGTCAGTCTCCTTGTGTTATAGTGATAGTAGAATCTCCACCACCGTTAACTAATATCTGTGTACTCTTTCCGTTCTGTATCATGACAACTGTATAAGCGTTAGCCTTGTTTAAGTCTAGCTGTATAGTATCTTCTAATTGTTTATAGAATGTTATGACGCTGTCTGTCATAAAGGTATTGATTTGAGTGCTACTATCGTAACCAATCTGTGTACCTTTTAAATCTATGTCAGTCTTTAGTAAAGTTTCTGTCTGCTCTAGCTCATTTACATCTTCAATAAAGTCTAACAAGTCTTCTAAGAAGTTAACATCTAGATAGTTTATGTCAAGCTCTGTAAATTCTAATTCGTCTTCAGCTAAATAATCTATTTCTAAATCATCAAACTCAAGGAAGTCAGCATCAAGAATATTAGTACTGCTCCCTCCATCTTGTCCCTGCTCATTCTTTTCTTCCTTTGGTTCTTTTACGATTAACATGTTATCAATCAACTCTAAAGTAAGGTCAAGAATAACTGGATTAGTGGGTTTAGTTTCAAACATAGAGACAGTAGTAGCCTGATAAGGCTTGTTAAGAACTACTTGTCCCATGGCTGTAGCAACAACAATCTCCCCACTAGGTAGACCATCGTTGTCCGGTAATAAAATAATTAAACTACGACCTAGTTCGTCTACAGTCACAGTAAAATCAGTACCACGAATTCCGATTGTGGCACTAGGTGTATTGATAGTAATGTTTTCTTTATCTATCGTAGCTAACTTACCTGTAATAAACCTTGCAGTTCCACTAGCAAATGTCAAAGCCATCTTAGACTTACTAGGGTCAGGGTCATAGATAAATTCGTCTATGATTAATTCAGAATGCTCAGTCAATCTAACTTGGCTGTCATCCAAAAAGGTAATGCCCAGTCTCCCGTTAGAAGTCTGGACATTGTCGTAGCTGTTAATGTCTAGGGTTAGAGAAGCTTTGTAGGTGTCATCTCGTACAACCCTACCTTCTCCATTCAGTTCAGTTATGTTGCCTATATTAGCAACCGACTGCACTTCCCCCGTCATTTTGAATGACACAAATAGTACCATTACTGCCAGTAGATGTGATGCGTAGCCAGTCATTATCGATAGTGCTCAATTGATTAATGTTGAAGGTTCTAGAATTACCTGTTTGGGTTAACTTAAAGTACCCACCTGCGTAGCCTTGACCTGTAAAGTTTACAACATTGTCATTACCATCAACGGTAACATCATTAGTTGCATCAGCATTATTGATATTAAAATCAAAAGTATTACCATCACCGGTAATAACCCAATCAATATCTGCATTACTAGCCAAGGATGTAGTAGCTAAATCTAGTGTAAATGTATTTGTACCACCTGTTACATCAACATTAACATTAGAGTTGTCAGCTCCGTAGGTATTAGCAGGGTCTATCTGCACGTTGAACACGTTAGTTGACCCATCAAACTCCCAAAAACCTATAAAGTTATTAGCTGTTATGTCTCCGAGAAAGATATTGCTACTCCCAATTTGATTGATATCAATTGTCTGAGAATTGCCGTCTAAATCTAGTGCTGTTAATGTACCTGAAACAGAACCAACGCCACCTATCAAGTTTCCAGAGCCAAGCTGTTCTGCATCCAAATTGAATGTAGCCCCCGTCTGGTCTATATATATTTCATTATCAACTGCATACATCCCCAAAGATATTACAGTCAGTAAACTTATTATTAATTTATTCATATGTCCAATAGCCTCTCTCTATTCCTATGTTTATAATATTTAAAACTCCGGTCTCTATTGCCTTTTGTAAAGCTATAGAAACACTCTCGTTCTCCGATATGCCACCCTCTATCTCTACTAGTTCAGTACCAGTAGCTATAAAACGAAATACATCCTGAGAAATACTTGTGGATAAAAGACTCTTAGATACTAGTGTTTCTAATAGAACTTCTCCTGTAGATACAGAAACTAATCTTAATGAGATAGTAACTGTGTCTTCCCTAAATTGTTTTGATGTGCCGATACCTAGATAACGAGCACCACTTCCTCCAGATTTTAGATTAGACTCATAGCTAATCACTCCACCTTGAACAAGTAACCCTGCAAATAGCAGTGGCTTTACTTTGTCTTCTTCTTTAAACTCTTTACGAGTACTACGAATTAGTTGTCTTTCTTTTACTAGGTCATCTAGTCCAACTCTTTCTACTACTCTAAAAAACTTACCGTCTGCTGTGTGCTTAAACGCCCTTATTAAGAATGCTTCAGGAGCCTGTGTAACTGCTGTGCTAAACAAAGCAAAGGTACTGTTACTCTTACGCTGACCTGTCAAGTCCCTAAAGCTGTTAGGGTATATAGCTATCGTAGGTCTGTTCTTAGCTGGTGGTATGTTCTTTAATTCTTCTGACTGTAAACTTAATGTAGTAGTTGGTTGAGGGTTTTTAGTTAATACTAAGTCTCCACTTTCTTCTATTACTGCACAGCTAGAAATTAAAATTGCCAACAGGCAGACTAATCGTGGTTGAATTGCCATCACTATCCGTTATTGTTAAAGTTATTATTCCGTCTTCTACTTTGTAAACTATTGTGTTGCCCTCTAGTGTCAGTGTTCCTGACTCAGAAGGTATCTCACCAAACAAGTTTTCTACTAACTGTCTTGATAACTGTGAGTAGATTCTGGATTCGAGATTTCTGATAAACCTAGCTAGAGTTGTGTTCTCTTTGTCTCTTTCTATCTGGTCTTGTAAAGATTTTATCTCTGCTTTGAGAGCTGCTTTACGATTAAACTCTTGACTGTTTATAGTAAGGTAGTGTGAGCTTGTATTGTTCCCATTAAAACTAGGGCTTTTAAATTTAAATACTACTTCATCTGCTATACTATTGACAGCAAAAACACCTACTAATAATCCCCACATTACAAGGCACCACCAGCAATTTTTCTCTAGGTTAGATTTGTTTTTAAATGTAGGTTTTATTTTCATACTAAAATATTTGTGATATTAACCAAAACATAGAAAGCATAAAGCCAAACACTATTACTTGTACAATAGAGGCTATCGTAATTTGTTTCATAGGATGTACTTCTACAATTCTTTCTATCCAGTCTTCACTAGGTGCAAGATTTACTACTTGCAATATTTTTTTATCATTTATTTTCAATGTAGTTGTTCCAATACACTTACTATAAATAGCAATATAAATATACTTATTATTGACACTTCTCTTTTAATCTTTACGTTCATCTTCTCTATCCGCTTTCGCTATTTTTCCTATATCTATTAAGTTTGGGACACCAAGTAATGTTTTCAAGAGTACATCTTGTCTAATACTTTGATTATCTAATGCTCTTACTCTATCTATAAGACTAACAATAATACCATACTGGCTGTCAAGTTTTGTAGATACTCTTTCTTCCATAGTATCTAAGGCTGTACGAACTTTATCATCTAAAGTATCTAGCTTAGTTTCCATGCCGTCAATAATTCTATTAATTAATTTCCAAACAAAAGCACCTAGTCCAAGAGCTGCTGCTATTGGAAAACCTAGTTCAGTTATTAATGATGCTGCTGAATCCATTACTCTTGCTTGTTAGAAGCTCCAAAGTAAAAAGATATTACAGCACTTGCCAAGCCACCGAGGTAACCAAGTACTAAGTTAATAAGAGCTTCTGAGTTTTGCTCAGGTGGTTGTAGAGTTACTAAGAATATGTAGCCCATAAAGCCACCGACTATTACTAGTCCCATTATCCTAGCTGTCCAGTCTTTACTAAACTTTCCTCTAGCATCTTGTACATCTGCTGTCTCTAAAGCAAAGACATCTACTTCTAGTTCTTTCATCTGTAAATCAAAAGCTTGTTCAGACTTTTTAAGTTCTAGCATTTGTTCGGGTGTAGCGTCAGCTAATCCTTTCTCTATAGCTTTAGGGTTGTTAGGAACACCTAAGACATCAGCAATCATTTTAGTTGCTATGCCTCCCATTGGACCACCAAGAGCAGTACCTAATGTAGGAGCTACAGCACCAACTATTGTTTTTAATAATCCTTTCATTTCAAACTCCTAAGACCAT